CCATTGAGAGCAATCTTCTTTGCCTCTTCTAGTGCCTTCTCTGCTTTCTTTAGTTCACGTTCAGCATCTTCGTAGTCTCTTTTAGACCTTCCTACCTTCTCCTTACCATCCTCTTCGGCTATCTGCCTTTTGAGGTTGAGTATATCGGCCAGCTTCAGGCTCTCAATGTCGTACTGGGAGAATATGTTTGGGTAAAACTTACGTAGCTGTTCAAGTGCCTCTGTGCGCTCAGCCGTACTCTTTGCTTCGTCTTGGGCGACACGGAGCAACTCCTCCACTGTTGCCTTATGCTCTCGGTCTGCCTCATCGGCTCTCTTCTTCTCCTCGTTGAAGCGTTCCTGAGCCTTCTCAGCGGCCGTCGTAGAGTCGGAGAATGCCCACATAAGACCTATCACAGCCGTAAGGGCTACAGCGAGAGCCCCTAGGGGGTTAGCTGCAATAGCCGAAGTAAGCCCCTTGGTTGCTAGTGTAGCAGACTTGGTTGCTATGGTCTGTATTCCCTTAGCTATGGCATCTTGCCTTGCTGCAACAGCCCAGCTACGAGTAAGGGCTAGGTTCGTGATTACAGCCGCCCTATATATCCCATAGGTCACAATAAGGCCTGCGATAACCTTTCCGACCTTCTCGTAATTCTCGATGAGGAAGGATACCCCCTTTAGTCCTAGGTTCAAGATACCCTCCTGGGACTTGCCGATGTTGTTAAACATCATGTCGAGGTTATCTTGCAGGTTGGAGATCTGACCAGTGAGGCTTTTGCTCTGCTCCTGCATGAGGTTGTAGAACTTACCCCCCTTGTTGGTCATATTGTTGAAAGCTTGTTCGATCTCGGGGAAGCCAACCTTACCAGCGGTAACAAGCTTATTGATCTCGTCTACATTCTTGCCCATCACCTTAGCCAGCTCCTCATAGATCGGTATACCTCGGTTGGCAAACTGGCGGATGTCGATATTCGTAACACGGCCAGACGCCTTTAGCGTACCATAGAGGTAGACTATATCACCTAGAGGCTGGGAGAGCCCAGAGGCGACGTTACCCAAACGTACGATAGTGTCGTTCACTTGGTCGGCCGCAAAGCCATAGGCAAGCATTTGCTTTGCGCTGTTCGCTATTCCTTGTAGGTCAAAGGGGGTGGATGCGGCGGTCTGTGCAAGTTGGTCTATTAGCTCCCTAGCCTTAGCACCTGAACCAAGCATTGTCTGAAAGGAGATCTCCAGCTGTTGGAACTCTCCACGTATGCTATATAGCTTCTGCACAAACCCTTGGATACCATTCACTGCGAAGATGCCAGCCGCTAAACCTGCGGCACGCTGGAAAGCACCGCCCAACAAATCCACCTCCTCCCTAGCCTCCATTATCGGACGACTAAGGGAAGGGAATTTCATCGAGGTCTGCACATTCTTCTGAAGGCGGGCAAAAGCCTCCTCCAGCGTCTGTGTCCCCTTGAGGAACTCTGTGGTATCTAGTGTTACAGCGAACTTCTTCTGTGCCATATCGTGTTATTGGTGACCTCTTAATGCATCTATAAGCTGGTTAGAGCTCATCCCCGTAGGTTCTCTGTGTCCTCCCTCTGCATTACCATCTTTGCCCAATGATTTGTATGTAGGTATGGCACGAGTGTACAAAAGGAAGTTTATGTAGCTAAGTTCGTATAAGATGTAGTCGAATGATAGTCGGTAGTACTTGACGAATGCACCTATTCTAGCCCAGGGGCTGTCGTTTCGTTCACCACTTCCCTTGTCGGATTCGTTATCGAGGTCTGCTTCAGGGAAGTGGTAAGCATAAAAAGCCCTTGCACATTCGCTATCTCTAAGATGGAGTAGAGGGCTTCCGTGACCTGCTGTACGGACGCAGAGTGAATGATCTCCTGATAGAGGGCCTCACGCTCCTTGCTATTGCTTTTCTGTACGCCAGCAATGAACGTGGCAAGTATCCGAGCGTAGGTTTCTGCGTCTGTGCCAAGAGACATCAGATGATACAAGGATACATCGCCCATATCTCCATCAGAAAGGTTGGTGACGAGTGCAGACACCTCTATCCATGTTGCGAGAGTGGGGGCTGGAGCGTTATACTCTTTCAAGCCTAGAGTTACGGATACGCCCCCCGAAAGGAGCGCATCCGATACTAATTGCTCTGTACTCTTACCCTTCTTGCCGAAGAATGGAATACCCATAGCCTAGGCCTTCTTGCTGATGTAGAGCTTGGGAGCACCGACCTTGGTAGGGAGGACGGTCACAGTGATGTCTACACCATACCCTGCCCCTTCCTCGAACTTCACTTCCCCGCTAATCTTGGCACGTGGGATCTCGAGAACCTCTGCTCCCGAGACCTTGGTGTCAATCTTGAGGGCTATCTCCTTGGAGGTGGAGAAGCTCTTAACCTCCAGCTTGTCTGCGTTCTCTGTGACGTCAAAGATCTTCTCCATGACGCCCTTGTTGAAGTTCTTGACGTGGAAGCTGATGGTGAGCTTGCCCTCTCCCTGATGAGAGTCTACAAGCTCTCCATTCACGTCTTTCCACTCCTTCTTCTCCCCTGCTTCGGTACTCATAGAGAAGCTCCCCTGCTTGATGTACCCAAACACATTCAGCCCAGAGGCTGGCATCTTGGATATATCAGTAGCATTGCACTCTCCCACTAGGAAGCTAAGGCCGTCCCACGCAGTCTTACTCGTTTCTTGATAAGCCATAATCGTATATTTAAATTCTGTTATACCTGTACTTCACTCGGATATTCACCACGTTGAAGTCTCCATCGGCAAAAGTGGTCGGTGTCCCATCCGTCTCCAATAGGAAGTCTCCCGTCTTATGCGTTTCAAGTATGGAGAGCAGTTGCTCCTCTAACTCTTCACAACGAGCGACATCCTTCACCAAGTAAGGCATACCGAACTCGATATTGGGGACATAGACATTGACATTGACTATCCCAGACTGGGAGAACCCGTCCCACCCGTCACGACCAGAGAGGAACGAAACTATTACGTCTTCTCCTTTGCTGTCGAATGGACGTGTCCCATTTCGGTATATTCCACCTCTCACCTGTAGATTTCCGACCATAAGATGAAAGATGTACCCTTCTATGGCTAGTCCTGTCTTACGCATTTTCCATCCACCATGAGATCATCTCCTCAGCCAGCAGTTCGCCAGATGTAGTGACGTCGAAGCCTCTAGCCTCAACCTCTTGGGCATAGTCCATACCAGCAACGAGTATCAGCTTTATACCGCTCCCTCTCACTAGCTCATCGATAGCCCTACGGCCTTGACTTTGCCCAATACTCCCACCCTTTCCGACAGGAGCAAGCCCACCTGAGTAGACGATATTCCCATCAAGGCTTATCGCCCAGCCTATAGAGCTACTCAGAGCACCCGAGTCGTTCAAGAAGCTTTTGCGCCTCATTGCCTCCTCATAGCAACCCTGAGCAATGAACCTGAGATCCTCGAGAATACTACCGATAGTATCCTTCCGAAACCCATTCATAAAATCTGCGAACTCCATAAGGCTAGCCGACAAACACCTGAGTGAAATTAAGGATGGAGGCTGTATTCCAGCTCTGAACAACAAACTCCCCAATAACAGATCTATCCTCACGATAGAGTCGCACACGCTTAGCCACTATAACAATTGGCTGCATGTGCACCTCATACGCATATCTGGAATAGCCTCCATCCTTATGCTCTCCCCTCTTATCATCCATTGACGAACGGAGCATACAGGGTATAAGCTCACCCTCGCACACCTCTGACTTAATGGGTCTACCACTTGAGTCGAAAGACGCCTCAGACGAAGCGTGTAGCTCCTGTATGTATCCGTTGTAATAGATCATCTGAACCTCACCATTGGTCTCTCCGAGAGAATATCTTGGATGCCAAGCCTCCGACACTCCATTCGATAGTACTTCTCCACTGCCTCATGAGAGGAGCGAGAGATTGACACCCCAAGCTCGCTAACAGATGACGGCATAAGGAGGAACTCTGGGAGGCTCTCAATGAAGACCCTATGAGCTCTATCCCCCCCGTAGGTGTACACATCTTCGTGCATGTTCACCTTGCCAACGAGGAGAGTCTGAACATAGGCTTCACTGAGATTGACTCCCATAGCCCTGTACTTCTCAAGAATGTACTCGAGAATGGTCATACCTGCACCTCCTACTTAATAGCAGTTAGGTCGATAGCGACGATGCGCTTCGGAACGACGATCTCGGGAACCCAGTGGCACTCGTACTCGATGAAGCGACCTTCATTCGTACGCTCTGAGGCAATCATATGATCGCCTCGTAGCACAGTGTACGTCTTCCCTCCAACTCTGTCACTAAGCTCATAAGGAGACTTGTATCGGATGTTACCGATCTGTCCAGCTGGGAGGAATACGATCTTGTTGTCTGGGCAGAGGCTGTAGTCGTTCCCGTTGAGGTCTGTAACCATGTTCTTCACGACTCGGATCGTTGGGAGATCCAGTGCCTCGAGCATGGCATTTACCGCACTGAGGGGAACAGTACCCTTGATCTCTACCTCCGTTCCGCCCTGCGTCACCTTGTACTTACCTAGGAGCTCGGGACTCTTGGCGAAGAACTTCAAGAACGTAGCTTGATTCATCTCCATAGTAGCGAACCGCAGGTAGGAGTACTTATTGACGATGGAGACGAGAAACTCGATGAGGTGATCCTTGTCTGCCGTCTTAGCCTTTTCAGACAAGACAGGGAGCTCCATGTCTACAACCTGGACACCAAGTGGGTTGTCCTCCAGCTTGACGGATGCCTTCCCATTGTAGAGCAGGTCAAAGAGCACCTTCTCCATACGCTTGTATGGTGCGACAGATACGTCCTTGAAGTCCTCTACTAGGAAGTTGGTCACCACATCGGCCGACACAATCCCCCTGTTCAAGCTATTCACGAGAGACTGCAGACGCTCCAGTCGATCATTGTCCATCTGGAAGCGGTCTCCGAGGTCGATAACCTCAAGAGTAGCCTCTCCGATAGACCGACGACCACGGATAGGCTTTCCTGCACTCTTGTCGATTACAGACCCCATACGTACAGACGTGGTCGTTCCGTACAGAGACTTGAACACACGGGAAAGCGTTGGGTCAAACCCTAGGTAGTTGCCAAGGATGATCTCATCCCTCTGATTTGCTAGGCTTCGTTCGACTATAGCCGAGATATACTCGGGCTTCCCCAGCAAGCCATCAATAGTAATATTCATAGTTGGTTTTGGTTTGTTAGTAGGCTGGAGTTAGACGAAGATGAAGCGGTCGGTCAAGCCCTTCTTGTCCTCCTCCGTGAGGGGAATATAGAGCTTGCCAGTCTGAACCTCGAACGCACGAGCTAGAGCGGTCACCGTAGCCCCATCTTCGACCTTGGTAGGCGCATAGATGAGGTAGTCGGCCACACCCTTAGCCTTGTTAGCCGAAGCGTCGGTAGCCTCATAGAGTACAGCTCCGATAGTGAACGCCGAGGTGTCAGCCTTAGCAGTGATGAGGTCGAAGTCCTTATCGGAGGTATCCACACTGGCCACAGTGAGCGTTGCCGTCCCGTTTGAGAGGAACGAGCCCGCAGACATCTGGGAGAACTTAGACACCTTGAGCGTCTTGGCGGATGAGCCAGTCTCCAGCACACGCACACGCTTGAGCAGCGTAGCAGTACGGGTAGCCTTATCCACCGAGATAGGGGCGAGGGGAGGGACGGTAGCCCCAGTCGTCAGCCCTTGGATGGAGAGATTGAAACCTCCCGACATGCGGTAACCCGTATCTACACGATAGAGCTCTTCCACAGGGACGTACACATTCTCCTTGTAACTAAATTTTGCCATTTCTACTTTTGGTTAAGGATTGCTTGTGTCCCCTCCTTCACTTGGGTTACCAGTGCGTCAAGCTCATCGCCTGCACTTCCGCCCCCAGCGTCTGGCTTAGCTCCACCCTTGAACGTCTCATTAGCGACCTCCTCCTGAAACTTCTTGTACCCTTCTTCGATGTTAGATACAAGCTCCTCGATATTGGTGCCTTCGTCAAACGTTCGACCAGATAGAGCCACGCCCGAGAATGAAGTAGGGATCTTCTTCTCCCCGAGTAGTGCATTGATCTGCTCCAGCTTACTATCGTGTAGTTTCTCTCCTCGTAGTACTCTCAGCTGCTCGCCTTGGGCGTCTAGCTTTTCGAGAACCTTCTTCAAGATTTCCTCGCTAGGGTCACTGGGAGGTGCTGGCTCTTCACGCTTGGGCTCTTCCGTCTTTCGCTTCATTTCATCCAGCTCCTTTCTTAGTTGAGAAGCTGAGCCTCTCTCCTTATCTAGGTCGGACTGATAAGCCTTTAGGAATGCTTCAGCATAGCCAACGCCTTCTTCGATCTTGCTCTCGTCGGTAATGGTTTTACTCAGCAGGTCGGCCACCCCATCAAACGCCTTCTCACCCACCCCGAGATTGGAGTACCTCTGTTTGAGTGCCTGTAAGATCTTTGTTTTCATAAACTTGATAATCTATTTACAACAAAGCTAGCACTAAGTGTTTTACATAGCAGTGGGAGACGTAAAATGTTAGATTTTAGCCCATTGCGCAAAACAAAATGCCCCCAGCGAGCAACCATCTCGCTGGGGGTGTTTGATACAATTGTCAAGGAGTAGACTACTCGCTATCCGCCTCCTTTTTAGGCTTCTCCATTTCGGCTGTACTCTCCTCTATCGTGAATGG